CAATTACAAAATCATTCGTGATTAAATCAGGATATGTTCCTAATTTTTTTGCAAAATTACTGCTACCGCCTCCTCCTCCGTTTATTGAGTTAGGTAATAACACTCCTCCTTGAGTAACTGTCATATATGTATTTAATTAGTTGGTGCGTCAGCTGTGTCCATAAAGCTCATATCGCAAGTGACATCTGTGCCATTTCCGGCATTTTCTAAATTTAATCTAAAAATTCCAGTCATTGATACTTGCCTTAACAATACCGGGTAAATACTATCTTTATCAATTACATCCCCTGTGGAGTAAAAGTTTAAATCACTAGATTGTTTTTCAATTGTAATTGTAGCGTCCCCTAAAACGCCTGTAAACTGTAATGCAATAAAACGTGTGGGGTATGGGTTGCTTCCGCAGGTATAAGTTTCACTTACGCCATCTGTTGTTTGATTTTCAAAAAGCTGTTTAGGAGTTTTAGTAGGTTCCATATAATTTATTTATTAATATAATACATTTAAAGTATTACATTAAGTATGTCAAATTTTTTAACTATTTTTTTTTGTAATTGACACATTTGCTTCTTTTTTGATTGTAATAATAATATCACTAAGTTCAAATTTAGAGGAGAATAATTCAAAAGGAAGGTCAATTGATTTATTTTTGCATTTTATTATTGGTGCAAAATTCACTGCAAATGTATCATTGTCTGCAAATATTTTAAATCTATATTTTATTGTTGGTAATGTTGTTGAAAGTTTATCAGTTATTTCATAATTAAAATCTGGTTTATCATTAACTACTTGTCCGTTTACAAAAAACTCCAAACCTGTCTCTAAAAATAATTTAAATTGCTCCTTCGCTTGGTCTGATGTGTAAGTGTTTTTACAATCCATTTGTAATTCAAATAAATATATCCCAGCTTTAGGCAGTGCAATAGCACCATTCTCGTCTTGATTTCTAAAAATTTTTTCATCAACTCCTATTGAAAAATTAGGCTTTGTTAATGTATCTTTGAATAAAGTAAAAAAAGAATACTCAAGTATATCTTCATTTTCATTTTTTCTTGTTTCAAAAGATTTAGTTGCGTCTTTGTGGACTTGAAAAAGAACTGTATCGTTTGTCATTGTTTTTAAAAAAGTTATTTGTTTATTTATTCATTACCAAGCTATTAAATAGTGGGCATCTACAATATATGGTTGCATGTTTTCATGAGAACCACCACCAGCATTACTAGTAATAATATCTCGCCCAGCACCATTTTTTGATTGATAACTTGAACTAAAAACTACCACACCTGTAAAACGAACATCACCATTAAGCACTCCAGTTGTCGTGTCTAGCGTACCAAACGTGGTGGAGCTATAAACTGAATATGTTAATTTTGGAACTTGCGATCTACTTAATGTTACCCTTGAAGCCCCACCTGTTGACCCTATTCCGTATGAACCGCCGTATGCAATTGACACTCTACCCGCCCTGCTTTCTAAGACTACACTTGCTCCCCAGCCTCTTTCTGCAAATAAAGTTGGTGCCTGTGCTTGCGTTAAAGTTTGACCGTTAAATAAATAAGCCTTTGCCCCGTTTGAAAAAGTTTTAATTGTTGGTACATTTTCATTTGAAAAATATTTATACATTTTTATTGCTCCTAAATCTGTTGGATTTAGTTGTAAAGATTGGTTTACAAATTCAGTCGTTGCTATTCTATTTGAATTATCTCCAATTGGCGGAGTTGGTGCAGTAGGTGTGCCTTGTAAAGCCGGCGATACTCTGAATGCATATTTAGTTTCTAAATCAATTAAATTATTTAAGTCGTTTAAATATGTCCAAGCATTGGTATCTGTCAAAATATTGCCTAAATTATTTGAAATTTTAGAAGTATATATTTTATTTGTACCAGCCTCTTTCACAATCGCATTCTCATAATATTCAGTTGTGGATATCCAATCTGATAAACCTGCTCTTTGAATTTCTGCAATTAAGCTTGATAAAACATAAATTGGTGCATTTTCTATTTCTTCAAAAGCAAAAAATTTATTACCTACAACTACCCACCACGATTGGTCGCTAAAAGAATTGCCTTGGTTGGGATTATTTAAATCACCTCTAACCGAGCGATAGATTGTATTTGTAACGGGGTCTTTGGCATACTCATTTGTTTGATAAGGCGTGTTGGCGTTATAATTAGAAATGTTTGACGGATTTGGGCTTTGAATTCTATCGGCGTTGGTAAAAGCGTCCCCCCACGTTGGACTATTTTGAATTGCATTTAAATCTAAGCTAGGTTGGGCATTTGATTGTGCGGCTGTTCCAGGTATTACAATATTTTGTTGACCCGCCGTTAAATTTCCACCAAATATTTTTGCAGTCGTCATATGTTAATTTTTAATTAATAATTAATAATTTCATTTGTTTTAATAAAACCTCCCAAACCATCGCTTCCAATCTTATCTAGCCCCGCTGTTTCATTATAATCAAAGGCACTTATTAATTGGCATGAAGAGTTTTGACTGTCAATAATACTAATTGCAACGCCAGCTGGTCGTGGCAACAAATCATTAGCAATTGCAATTTCTAATAAATTGTTAGGAAGTGTTGCGAAGTAAAACATTGACATATCATTATTTGTTTTCATTAATAAATCATAACCAAATACTTCAAAAAGGCTTGCATTGATGCTATATCCTGAAGCGTTACTATTATTTATAATAATTTGCAGTGAAACCAAATCTCGCAATTCTTTTTCATCTAAATTTAAAATAGTGTCAATTAACGGAAGACCCGCATAATCTGCTAATCTTAAAAGTTGTGCCTTTGTTGCAGTTTTAATATCAAAAGCGGTTCGCACTTCTTCAATTTCTGAAAATAAATTTAACTCACTAACCATTGCCTTTATAAGTCCTTCTATCTTTGGTTTTGCTTTATATTGCCAAATTAAAAGGTTTGAGTAATATTTTTCGTAATCTTGCATATTTATATTAATGTAATGTTAATATTTGTCGCCGAAGCTCCCCATTTATTTTTAAAATCAGGAGTTGGTAAAATATTAGTAAAGTTAATATTATTATTAGAGATTTGCAAATTAAATGCAAAAGCGTTTAACCCTAACTGCTTTAATGTATCAACTAATGTACAAGTTAAATTACCACTATTTGCTGTTTCATTTAACTCAAAAGTAATATTTGAGGCATATGTTTCTTTTAAAATATTTAAATCAATAGGGTTAGTCGTGTTATTTTGTATATCAAATTTGATATAAATTGAAATAGTTTCTGCTCTTTCAAATTTTATATTATTAACTTGACCAGCTGGCTGAATAACTGGAACTATAACATCTCCGTTCATTCCAGTGCCACACGGCTTTGTTCTATCAATTGCAATTGCAACTTCTTCATCACTTCCGCCTTCTACAATAACTTTGATAGAGTGAGAGATTAATCCGTTTGCATCTGTTACTGGCGTTGAATTTTCTAAAATTAAAGCATTAGTAACATTTGGAATTGCAAACAGTCTTGCATAAATTGCCTTGATATAACCGCTTGCGTTGATTGCAGAAGATTGTCTTTGCCTAATTTTATAAGCTCCATCCGTTTCTTCCAAAGTTCCAACACTAAGTGGTGGTTGAGGGTTATTAACCGCCGTAATACCTAACTGCACAGTTACAATATTTGTTAAAGTATTAGGTAATGCTTCTATTTCTCCAAATTCTGTTGCTTGAAATAACAAAGTATTTACTCCGACTTGCGTAAAAGCTGAATTAACTAATGCAAAATTAACTCCATTTCCGTTTGATATTGTAAAAGCTGAATTATTGATATTACCATCTAATCCTTGTAGTGGAACAATTGTAGTTGCCGTTATTTCAACTTCTTGCTGTGTGTAAGTGCCAGTTTTTCTATAAACATTATCACCCGCTCCTAAGTAATCTAAATTAACTCCATTTGAGTTATCAATGCTTTTAATTAAATTATACACTTCAACAAGTTGCGTTTGCATGTCTATAAACAATTGGGCTTGAATTTGTGTAAATTGACCCCATGGTGAATTTGAGTTAAAATCAAGGTCGTTATCATTAAAAATACTTTTTAATGAATTTTGTATGCTTTCTAACTTTTCTTGATATGTAACCGTTTTTACTCCTTCCGATGTTACAAATGTATTTGTCATTTATGAAAATAAAAATTGACCGACATTATCATCGCTAAATATAGTTTTATAGTTTACTGCTACCGATAATTCACCCGTTGCATAATTGTATTCATAATTAATATCATTGACTGCAGATACATTATTTGTATTTGTAATAATTGTTTTAATTTGAGAAATTAGCTCCTCTCTTCCTTGCTTAGTTCGTGGCGGATTTATCCAATCTATTCCAGCATTAAGGTTAAAAAAGCAATCAAAAACTTGTTCTTTAATTCGTGTTTTAACATTTTGCATAGTTTCAAGATTATTTTTAATCAAAATAGGTCCCCTTTGAGAAATAGCTATATCTCCATTATCATCCAAAGCCCAAGTTGTCATTATATCTTAATATACTATATTTAAAGTAATACATTAAAAATGTAAAAGCAAATTGTTTTTTGTCAAGCAAAACTTATTTTAAAAGATTATTAAATTGATTTTTTACATTATTTAAATCAGATTTAACTCCATTTAATGCACTTACAGTGCCACCATCTGGAATAGATATGTCTCCTGTTGACTGATCCTGTACTTTAAAATTCTCTAATACGCCGATTAAACTATCAATATTGCCAATTAAATTATCTGCGCAAGATTTTAAACTTTCATTTGTGTTTGTAAGGCCTATCTTATCATCTAAAGATATTTTAGTTCCTTCAAAAAAAAGTTCTGTTGCATTGTTATTGTAATTTTGAAGCGGTGCAGTATTAGGGAATATTCCTATTATAGCAATTCCGTCTGAAAAAGAATGAGATCTTAAACTTGCAAGTGGAATTTCTTTAGTAAGCCCTGTTTCTTTCCAGTTAGTTAAATTTCTATCGTTAAATTGAATTATGCAAAAATCATTTTCTGTTATAGGCATTGTTAAACCACCTTGCAACGTTGCATTAATTTGTACGGGTATGTCAATTAAAGGTTCAGGTGCATATTCTATTACCGAACCTTTTTCTCCCTGCCTTTGCAAATTATCAACCAACTGCACTGTTGCTCTTTGCGTTGTAGGGTCAAAAGATACAATTACACCTATTCTAGTGCAATTAATTTTATATCCTATTTCATCTTTTATTTGCTCTAACAAATCTGATAAATTACTTTGATTTTTTTGAGGTTGCATATTATTTTGATTTAATAATTTTAAAACCACCTGCAGTTTCTTGTCCTATATATAATTGCAGTGTTGTAATTAAATCACCGGGTTCTGCGGGGCTTATTGTCCCTTGATGATTAATTCCTACAATTTTATAAGCACCGTTATATTGAGGTGTTATTACTGATTTTATTTCTACAAATTGCCCTAGTATAAAACGAGGCTCAAAAGTCATTTTAACTTCTAAAAGAGTATCTTTTCTTGATATGCTTTCTTGACTTAAACCGCTTTCAGCACTAATAACTTGCACTAAACCTTCAACCGCTTCATCATTATCAACTAAAAAAACTTCTCCATTATCAATATAAAACTGATCCCCAAAATAATGTTTTAAAATCTTTAAAGGGTTATCCATAAATGTTTGAGGGCTTAAGGGCTTTGAAAGTACTTTTTTTAAATTTTCAACAGTTAGATTTTGAAAATTGAAATTTAGTTGAAATAAACAATCTTTTACTAAATCGCCTAATGTAGCTCCTTTTCCATAACTTTTATTAAATAAACTAGTAATCCCGTTATTATTATATCCATTTTCTTGACATATTAATTTAGTTAATAATGTAGGACGCTGAGATTGAGGACCTCCTTCCATTATATTTCCTATAAAAATATTATCAAATATAGTTTTATTATTATCACTTCCCATATATCCCGCACTTAAATTAACAAGTCTGTATTGTAATTTTTTGTCTGTACCTTCTATTGCATAAGGTATATTAAATTTATCTTGCAATAAATATTCTCTTGAAATTGCGTTTAAATTATAAATTTCAATTGTAGCCGTGTTGTTTACTTGAAAACCTCTATTGACATTAAATTTAATTGTTAAGCCGGGCTGAATACTGTTGCCTTCTTTAATTACAGGATGAGAAATAACATAAGATTTAGTATTAAAATTTATTGTGTTTTCATCAAGTAATATGGGGGGAGAACCTATATTTGGGTTTATGGTTAGCTTGTAAGCTCTGTTAAATTTCATACATTAGATATTAATTCATCAATTTCTGTAATATCTTCTTTATCCAGTAAATAAGCTTCAACTCTTCCGTTTTCAAAATCGTCAGGATACCAAAGCTCCCCGCCATCATTTACAACAAAGCTTAATCCAAAATTTAATTTATATTTAAAAGGGTTTAAAACATTAATGTTGTTAGTTATTTTTTGATTTAACAAAGTAAAGTTTAAATTATTATAAATAATATCAAAATACCAACCACTAGTTAATGATTTATAATATAAATTCATTCTAAAGCTACTACCATCTGGTAATACAATGGTTTTAGTCTGGTTAGGCGAATTGTTAAAAGTGTTCTTTAAAATTAACATAGTAAATTAATTAAATATTTTGAATTATATTGGCTATCTTTTCACCACCAATATCTCTAATTATACTTATTGGCGTTTTGTCAGTTGTTTCACCTTGCACTTTGCCCTGACTAGTTGCTCCAGTGTTTTCTTCTGAAGCCCTTCCTGCAAAATTACTTGCGTCAATTGTTTCAAATAAAGTTTCTGCAATTCTCCACTCTTGAAGCTCAACAACAAAGTCAATTGCGTCAAAAGTATTTTCTCTCGTTTTTTTGTCAACAGAAGTAATAACCATATTTTTATGATAAGTCCCATCAGGTTCTGTTAAACTTAAAATTGTGCTTGTTTGCCATAAAGCTTTTAAATAAGAATAAGCTTTTCCAGAAGCTCTGTCTGATGGGTTTAATTCTTTAACAGTGTTCCAAAAGTCAACTGCACTGTTGACTGTATTTTGTATATCTTTTTTTTGTGCTTGGTCTGTAGTGTTTTTAAGTTGTTGCATGCCTTCTGTAAGTTTAGGAATTGCAACAGTTAGCACGGTTAGTTTTTGAGTTAATCTCTCAAGTAAGTTAGGGTCGCTTTGTGAATTGTAAGCTTTTTCAAAAACAAATCCCGTCATTGTAATTCTCTTAGGTTCAAACACTACATGGTCCGTTATATAAGTTCCGTCTTCAACATAGTTAGTAGTGTAACGGCTGACTTCTTTTAAATTAGAATTAATAACTTTGTCAAAATTAAAGCCTGCAATACCTAGCCTTTGCAGTGGTGACACAATATAATTGTTTAAATTTTGTGCTACCTTATTTAAATTTGGTTGTATTTTTTCAAAAGCAGTATTTTTAGAAGTTGTCATTTTTGAAAAGAAATATTAGTTTGTGCTTGAGTAAATTGATTTTGCAAGACATTTTCAACTTCTCTAGCTATTATATTAGGTTCACTTGAGTTTGCATTTACTGTAATATTAATATCATTGTTTGTAGTTGTTGAATTAGAACCGCCATCATAAAAGTTTTTATAAGCTCCATAACCTAATCCTCCAAGTGCACCTAAACCAGCTCCAAGAGGACCAAATATACTACCTAAACCCCCTCCTTGTGCTGCGTATTTTAGGGTATCAATATAAGGGTTTGCTTTGTCGGGTGTTATGTCTTTTAAATCATCTGATACTAATTCAGAGAAACCTGTAATAACTAGTCCCGCAGCTGAAGGTTTGATTTTTGAAAGAGCTTTAACTGATTTTCCTCCAATAGCCGCAACTGAAGGTTTGATTTTTGAAAGAGCTTTAACTGATTTTCCTCCAATAGCAACCATTGAAGTTAAACCTTTTGCTAATTTAGGTATTGCAAGCAAAACTAAACCTATCCCTAATACTTCGTATAGATTAGGTATTTTAGCTATTGCATCATATAAAGGTCCAAACATACTCTTACCATTTGCTTTCCAAACCGCAATATCATCAAGCAATAACACAATTGCCGTCAAGCCCGCTATAACTGGTATAAAAGGAACTGCAAGCAAACCAACCGCACCCGCTAATAATAATATACTACCTTTTGCATTTAAAATTAAAGAAGCCGCTCTGCCTATTGCTTCTGCAAACATTCCAAAACCTTTAGCTAAAGAACTTATAGTATTAACTACCCTATCTCCATTATCTTTAAACCATTTTAAACTTTTATCAACTAAGTCTTTCAAATAAGGGGCTAACTTTACTAATGCTTTATTTCTTAAATTAATAAATTCAGTTGATATTTTTCTTACTTGCAAGCCTAAATTATTTAATGTTTTAGCTTCTTTTCCATTTAAAAAGCTATTTTTACTTAATTTATCAAATTCTTTATTTGATAATTTTAAAATTGATAAAAAATTTGCATCAAGTCCTATATCTTCAATTAAAACCGTTGCAGTAATATCATCAAGTCCTTTTACTTGCTGTCTTAACTGCTTTATTACGTCAAAAGCATCTTTTCCTAACACATCAATTCCTGCCATTTGAAATGGTGCAAAATTTCCTTGACCCAATCTAAGCCTTGCAAGTGTTTTTTCAAGCCCTAAAATTCCAGTAGTGATATTATTTTCATTTAAATTTAAATCAATAGATTTTCCAACATTTGCAAGTTGATTTAACTTTGTAACTGCAAGCCCAGTTTGATTTGTAAAAGTTTGTAAATTTTTAGCCGATTGAATTCCACTATCTGAAAACTTTTTAAAGCTGTATCCCGCCGCCAGAGTTGCCGCACTCATTGCAGTAATTGCAACGGTTGCAGACTTCATTAATTTAGGTGCTTTATCAAGCCCTGTGTTAAATTTATTTAATTCTTTTAAATCCGTTTTTAAACCTAATGATACAAATAATCCTCCTAAATTCATATTATTTTTTATTAGTTGGCTTCGGTGCGTTTAATTTATGCATCATATAACTATAATTATTTTCAAAAGTTTCATAACAAATAATGTCTAATATAATATTAAATTTTTCTAACAATATCACAGATGGATTGCCTCCATAATAGCCCAATTTAGCAAGTTTTATCGCATGATATTTGGCGTCATTTAAATTGCCTTGAGTTGTCGGCTTTTTAAATTTAACCTCGTCATCCATTATTACTCGCCACTTTGGGCTTCTGTAAAACCCCCATAAGTTGCTATAATAGAAAATAAAACTTGGTTATTTATTGCGTTTAAATATTGTTTATTTTCATTAATTTCTTTTGCCTCCTTAATAGCTAAATTATCTATTAAGCATCTATAAACACATTTATGCAAATATTTCATTGCATTTTCATCAGTTTTAAATTTTGCAAGTGCAATGCCAAATTGTGTTTCATCGCTTACGTCTTTTAATGTATCAAGTTTTTGAATTGTAACTAAACTTTCAAAATGAGAATAAACCATCATTGCATCTTCAAACAAAGGCTCTACAAATGTAAATTTAATTTTATCATTTAAAGGAATTTCTTCATTATTTTTTAAAGCTCTGAAATCAGGCTCAAATTTAATTTTTTGTTGCGTCATAGATGTATTAATTGTTGTTAATTGTTAATTATTGTGTTTGTAATTCTATAGTAAAACCTAAAACCCATGGTCTTTCAAGCACCGCTATATTCCCATCACTACTTGCTGAAAACACGGGAGTTTGAGTTATTGAGCCACCAGTTAATTTATGTTTACTTTGTACGGATTGACCTAAACTATCTGTAGAAAGCAAATTCCATTCACCCGATATAAAGCCATTGCTTGGAAAGTTGTTTTGAAAATCCTTATAAATCCTCATAAAAAATTTATCATCATTACTACCTGCTGTAACTTTTACGGTCATGGTTGCTTGAGAGCCTGTAAAATTTCTTACAACTCCAGACCCTCCGTTTCCAAAAGCAGTTCTTGTTGTGAAGTCACCCGCCATTTCTAAAGTAATAAAATCGCCACTTGCAAAATTTTCAAATCTGTAAGTTTCTTCCGCATATTTCATGATTAATGTGCCATTTCCAGATAAATTTATTTTATTTGTCATTTTTTAAAAATTAAATTATTATTCAAGTAATTACTGCTCATTTCTTGTAGCAATATTGGTTGTTCTTAGTCCCCCTGCTAATTTATTTGCAGTTTGAAAATTAATTATGCCAGCCACTCTTTCTGCTTGAGACTGTTGGTTAAATGGAGTATAGTATAAATAATATCCATTAGCTCTAATACTATTTAAAAAGCTTTCTCTATCTCCAAAAGTTTCACCATTCCATTTTTCATCTTTAGTGATTACTCCATTTGTTATAAACCTTTCGCAAACATCCGATAATATGCTTAGAACTGTTAAAGCCCCAGCGTTATTTTGTGGTACTTTTGTTACTGATTTTTCATAATTAAAAACTGCCATTTGTTGTTCTATTTCTAAGGCATCTCCGTCGTGTAAATTTGCAAAATAATTACCACTTTCAAGCTGTGCGTTGATTAAAGCTTCACCGCCCGTGTATCCTGCTGTGTAAACTCCTGCTTTTTTACATAAAGCAAGAAAACTGTCTGTCACTGCGTAATCAGGCTCTATCCCAGTTATTTTTTTTAAATTCATAATTATTGCAGTGTTAGAACCTGAATAATTTACAGAACAACCTATACTTGCAAATCCTGCAACACATTTATTTACTTGACTAGCGTCATTAAAATAACCTATTGGTATTGTTCTTGTAAATCCACTTGCTTGCAATCTTGTTGCAATGCCCGATTGAGATACATCTATACCCGATGTAATACCTAAAAAGTACGCTTCTAACTTAGCTTGAGTGTCTCCTGCTACCGCCTCAATATCATTTTCTAACATTGTTTGGTTTGTAAAAAAGCCATAATATTCAACTAAACTTGATACTCTAGCTTTAGCCTGAAGCAAAGTTTCACCTGTTGGGTTTGCCCCAGCGTTTATTGTTCCAGCCCCCGTGTTAAAGTATTCAGATGAACTTAAATCAGTACCAGTTACGGATGAAATTTGCTCTAAAGTTATAGACCCATCAGTTCCTACTTTTTTTGAACTGAAAATTAAGCCAATTTCATTGCCTGTGTTTTTTAAAATTGATATATCGGCGTAACTTTGCAAGCCTTTTTTGAAGAATTCTTCTTTAACTTGATCCCAACTATTACAATTGTTAAAATTTAAATTTGTTAATTCAAAAACTTGTCCGTCTACGGTTACTTTTATTTCTCCATTACTAACTCCTTCAATTCCAGCTAAATTTGCACTAATGTCTGCCGTTGTAAAATTAGCAACTGTACCTTTAACTGCATTTTGTAAAGGAATAATAATAAAATTACCTTTACCTGTTAATAAATTAGGGCTTTGTGCAAATATCGTGCTTGCTAAAGCATAAGTATCACTTGATATTCCAAAATCATCGCCAACGGACCTTGCGTTGATATAAGTTCTGTAATCATCATTTTGATTTCCAGTTACAAATTTATCAACCGTGAATAAAGCAATATCGTTAGGGTTTTTTCCTTGTGTGGGAGTGCTTGAAATAATTGTTTGTACGTTTACATAATTATCAATGCTGACTGAGTTGAAAGGCATATTTTTATAAATTTGTTGTTGTTGATAAATTAATTTCTTTAAAGTAATTCGCATTACTTATAATCTGCTTTCCATGATACATAGAAAGGCTTATTCTAAAACGATTTAATCTGCTTGCACCCTCTAAAAATCCTAAAGAACTCCAACTAGAATTAATTGGTGCTATAGTTACATTGTAATCATATTGTATTTGCTCTGATTTGTAAGAGTTTAAATATAGTAATAAAGTGTCTTGTAATTCAATAGCACTACTATCTCTTGAATATAATTCAATAGCAAAAATGCTTATAAATGCTTGGTCTATTGTTTCTAAAAACTCATCATTAGGCTCATCATATTTATAAGCCTTTGCAACTCCATAAGTTGTTTTGCTATCGTGTGAAATGTAAACTAATATCCCTTGCGTCGGTGCTATAAATTGATTTTGATTTTCAATAACAACTCTTAAAGGCTCAACATAAATAGGGTTGCCTGAATTGTCATTACCTACTATAAAAGTGTCCGTTATAATTTTTGCTAATATTTTAATAGGCGTCATCTTTCAAATTCTTCAATTAAAAAATATCTATAAAATCCATAACTTGAATTGTCGGTTTTATTAATAATTTTGTAGTTCATATTGTTATATTTAACACTATCACCGCCTTCTGCACTAATTTGAGTTTTGGTGTGAATTTGCCATTTAGCCCATTGTCTTTGACCTTCTGGTAATATTTCCAAATCTTTTGCTTTAGGGCATGTAATTACGCCCTTAAAAGCAAAGTCGGTATAAGTTTTATCAAACCCACCCGCACCATCTGATATTTCATTAATTCGTTGAAGCACAATGCCTTGTTGCCAGCCGTCTAGTACAAAAGACATATCCATTCCCATTACCAAGCTCATATTGTTTTTTTAATTACTTTACTTACTCTACTATCTTTCAACTGCCCTGTTTCAATTAAAATTTTATCTTTGTTTTGACTCTTGCGATCTATTGTTGATTGTTTTAAAGGAGCATAAGTTCCAAAACCTTTTGTTTCAATTGTTTCATCAATTAAATTTTCACCAGCTAAACCACCTCTTTTTAAAGCTAAAGTTAATTGCTCTTGAGTTAAAGAGCCTTTAGATAATGATTGTTTTAAACTAGAAAGAACTACATCTTTAATTTCTTGCGTTTTATCTTTCATTTTAAAGCCTATAAAAGGGCTTCTTTTAGGTAAATTTTTAGAAGGAACTCCAAAAGTATGTTGATAAGCTATTTCTAAATTAGTTTGCCCGCCTTGGTCTCTAGCATTTTTTTCATTACCTAAAAAACCAATTATAGCTTCTAAATCTTCAGCACCTTGCAAATTTTTGTAAAATTTTTTATATTTTCCTAAAGTATTTTTTACAACCGCCATATAATTTAACCATTAGTGCTTTTACCATAATAATAACCAACGGTTTTAGCTTTCATTATAGGTTTTAAATAAAATAAAGCTTTCTTACCATAATTAGTTGACGTTAAATATTCTTCATTGTAAACAAGGTCCGCAGGAGTTTTAAAAGAAACAGAAACATCACCCACTGATTTACTGGCAATAAAACCTGTAGTTCCGCCTCCACCACCTCCTTCATTTCTCATATTAGCATCTAATTCAATAAAAGCCGCTACTAAAAAGAAATAAACCATTTTAGCTCTTTCAAAATCTTTAAAATCTCTTGAATTTATAATGCCCAACGCTTGAATAAAAGCTAATTCAATGTCACTATCTAGCACGCAAGATTGGTCTTCGTTTACTTTCCAATTTGTTTGATTAGTTGGGGCAACATTTGTATTTTGTACTAAGCACTTATAAAATAAACGAGAAGGATTATAATAAACTATGTCGTATACTTTATAAGTAGTTGTATCATTCCATATAGTGGCGTAACAAAAGTCTCTAGGGAAAAATTCTTTAAAATCTTCCACCGTTAAGTCTTTTAATGTTTCTGCCATATATTATTTAATTTCACCCGTTGCAATTGTTTCTTTTTCTTCCTCTTCTTCTTTTTGCTGTGATTTCTTTAAAAGCTCTAGTTCTGCTTTTAATTTTGCGTTTTCAGATTGCAAAGAAGTGTTTGATTGTTCTAATAACTCTTGAGATTGATAAGTGTTTGCGTCAACTAAATCTTTGTATTTTTCTTTAAATTCTGGCTTACAATCACGATATAACTCTATCGCTTTTAAGCCAGTACTTTGATTTACTTCTGTAATTGTATTTGGATAAAATTTCACATCATCAATCTCATAAGCTGTATTTGTTTTGCCCAAATGCTGAATTCTCATTTTAGGCTGGTCTTTTTTAATAATTTCAAGTTCTTCAGATAAAACTGAAGACTGTTTTTTGCTTTGTTTTGACATAAATTTTTTAATTATAGTATATATTTAATTATGCAATTTCAATTAAGAAAAACTGACTTGTATTTTTAACAAACAAAGGAGTCATTTGACCATACATAGAAGCTATTGACTCTAATCCATTTTGTCTCCAAAAACCTGTTTTTTCCATTGGAACTGTATGGTCTAGACCTAAAACTCTTGGATTGTAAACATAAACAGCATATCTGTCTTTACCTTTAGTGTTAATATCTTTTTGAAAATAATAATTTCCTATAATAGTCACTTTTTTACCCGCCGCTTGATCTAAAGCTTCTTGTAAAAATTGCAGTCTTGTTTTGTCTTTATATTCTGAAATTTGATTTACTAAATTCATACGATCTGTTTCTGGCATAACAAACATATCTGGTTTAGCTGTATAATCAGAGTGCTCATAAAATTTAGCAACAATATTAGCTACCATTTTTCCAAAATCAGTGCCATTTGCCTCAGAAAGTCTTTGAGTAAATAAAGTTGTATTAACAGTAATAGCTGGACCTGATGTTTGTGTCAATTCAATATTTGTTAATCCACCCATACCTTGTTTCGCTTTAAAACCTTCTCCTAAAGCTAACATTTCATAGTTTTTCTCCCATATTTCATATGTAAAATATTCCTTGATAGATTGAAGGTCTAGCCCATCTGTAGCTGATGCATATTCTTGATTTTCTTGAATATTCATTCTTTGATTGTAGAAATATTTAATTGTAGGAATTGTTAAATATTGAGTTTCAACATTTACAACATTACCACTTGGAGAAAAATCGCCAATGTCACCCCAGTTAGAGTCATCCATTCTAGAAGCACCTCTAACGATAGGTTGTTTGATGGCATCTCTCCAGCCCCTACCAGAGTAAGTTACAGGGATATATCTTTCTACATTTTGCAATGCTACTTCTTGAAAGATTGGAGTTTTGTCTATAGCTGTTAAAGTAGTAATATCTGTTACAGCAGAATTATTAATTAAATGCGGTGCAGAATTATTTATTTTGACTACTGATCTATTTGATGCATTTTTAAAAGAGTAACTTTGTTGACTTTTATTAGCGTTGATATCTTTTGCAAGTTCGGTATTTTGTATGTGTCTAGAAGAGTTTCTAACTAAAACATTACTACCTTCTGTAATAACACCAAATGTGCTTTCATACTTTCTAAGGTTGTTTAATAAATCATGGAATAAATAAACATCATGTTCTTTTGCCGGAGATCCTGTGAAAAATCCTGAGTTAGATTGTACTTGTGTTGGTTTCATAAATTTTTTATTATATTAAAGAGGTTTAAAAATTTTGATTTCTACGACAATTATGTCACCTAAACTACCGCCTTTTATCACCGTGCCTATTCTTGTGTTAACACCTGTGTGTTTTTTTACACGGTCAAATTCTGCATTATCAGCTACTGGTTCAAATTCTACAAACTCATTGCCTTGTAAAGTTTCACCTGCAACAAAAGCCATGATATCGCCGTCTCTAGCCAAATTAACAACTGCATTTTTGTTAAAGCTATAACTATCAACAACAGTATTGCCTACCACAATACCCTGAATATTACTATCAGCTAAAGATTTTACTATTTTTCCTTCAGCATTTAAAGTTCCTGCAGTTCCACCTCTAAATACAGTGTCGCCGTTAGACTCTGCCAAATATCCGCGTATTGTTGCTCCTGCAGGAGACTGTAGTAGTCTGCCTGGTATTAACTTATCAAAATTAAGTGATGCTAAATTAAAAGTCATATTTATTATAAATTATATGTAGAATGATTTTATATTATTATCTTCAGCCCTTGAGCCTAATGCTTTTGCTTTTAAAAAATCCATTGCAGTTGGATTGGGGTCTGAATTTAATATTTTTTTATTTTTTTTAGGCTCTTCGTTTGTTTTTATTTCCTCTTTTGTTTCTTCCTTAGTTTCTTCTTTTACTTCTTCTTTGTTGTCCACTAACATATCAATATCTGCTTTTTCAAGATCCATAATTTCTTCCTCTTTTGTTTCTGGCTCTGTCATGTCTTTAAAAAACTCAAGAGCGTTGCTAACTGACATTTTTTCTCCGTCAATTTCAATTTCATCTTCCATTTTCATTTCATTTTTCATTTCTTCAATTTTCTTTTTCTCTCTTACCATTTCTATAAGTTCGTTAATCATAATTTTTTTGCCGTTTTTCATGCAAAACTTATCATTATAATTATCCATTGTTGTCGTTGGTTCTACTGCCGCATTAGCAACAATTGTTTCAGACTGAGTTTGAGCCTGTTCTTCAATTTTAGTTTCTTCTTCTGCTTTAAAAACATTAGAAATCGCATTAAAAAGTTTTTCTTTCATAGATATTTTTGTTGTTGGTTTTGAATTATTAAGAATAGTTTTTGTCTCGTATCTTCCTTTAGGCACAATAGCCAAGTGTCTAGCACTGCCTTTCACAATTTCAGTATCTGCAATTTGCTTTTCAGAAGGTGTTTGTTCGGCGTAATATTCATTAGAAAGCTCCCATCCTTGATTAATCAATAAGTCAATCGCAACTGGGTCTGTTACTACAAATTTGCACCAAGCCCAATCGTCAGCTTCGTGAAATTTTCCAAAATCATCAGTAAAGCCTTTATCATTAATAAACACATCGGAAACAGTTCCAACTTGAATATCTTTTTTATTTAAATAAGTAACATCTTGATGATTTATAATCACTGGTACACCTATATGGTCTTTGGCTAATTCTGTTAAAACGGCAGGCTCTATATTAATTACATTTTGCGTTTCAGAGTACAATTTAGGTCCCGATCTTAAAAATCTACCATAAAAAACTTTGTCTTTAGGGGGTTCTAAGTAATTTTTGTGTTGATTTAATTCTATTTTTTGTCTCATTAAAACTTAAAGTAATATATTAAAAGTAATATATTTATAGTAAAACATTAAAAAAAAACTTGTCAAGTAAAAATATTTAATTTATATAAAAAATGTGATTATTAAAAAAAATGGTAGAAAAAAAAAGTAAAAAAGTGAGCAATCGTAATCCTTTAGAAATTTTAGGATCAGCATATGCTGGGAGTGGTTTTAGGGAAAGTAATGCTTATAACTATGAAGAATTAGTCCAGTATGCTCAGAATAGAGCTGATTTAATTACTTACCAAAGGTTTTATTTAGAAAATTTATATGTATCTAGTGGCTTGATAAAAAGAATTGTAGATATGCCCGTTGAAGATGCATTCAAGCAAGGTGTCACAATTAAATCAGAAGCAATTTCAAATGCAAGTGATTTGAGGAAATTAAACAACTGGGTGGATAGAATTTTACTTCCACAGTTTAAAACAGCTAAGAAATTAGCTAGATTATTTGGAGGCAGTGCTTTAATTATCTCTGGTGGTTTATCAGAACAGGATAAACAAGATTTGCAACAAATTTCAAAAGGTGAAGATAAAACTAGTTATGATCTTAAAACGGAACTTGATTTAAATAATATCAAACAGGGAGATAAAATTGCTTTTTACCCAGTCTCGCAATGGGAATTAAACCAAGCTGGAGTTTCAGAAAACCCTGAATTTAAAGATGTCGCTCTTAATCCAATGACTTTTGGCATTGGAAATTATCAAGAATATAATTATGCTGGAGCAAAAGTGGATAAATCAAGGATAGTACCTTTTATTGGAATTGAGGCACCTTCATTAGTTAAGCAACGGTTAAGAGGTTGGGGGGTCAGTGTTATTGAGTCGGCTGTCACCCCTTTGCAAACTTATTACAAAGAAACAAAAGTTTTGTTTGAAATTATTGACGAGACGAAGATTGATGTATTGCAAATTGACGGATTAAGTGAAATTGTGCAATCAGATGATGGTATTGCTAAAATAGATAAACTTGTTAATCAAATTGCTCACAATAAAAATTATAAAGGCGTAATAACTCTTGACGGGAAATCTAACTATCAAGCTAAACAACTTAATTTTGATGGTATTGAAGTTGCATATAGAACTTTAGAAACAAACCTTGCAAGTAACATTGGCATTCCTAAAAACAAATTGTTTGGCGATAGCACGCAAGGAGTGTTTGCAACTGGCAACGATGCAATTGAAAATTACAATACCATGGTGCAAAACATTCAACAAGAAGCTTTACCGCAACTTGAAAATTTAATTAAAATAGGGCTTAAAACTGTTTTCGGTTTAGATTGGGATGAAATAGAAGAAGGTTTGGAAATTGACTTTCCTTCGCTTAAAATATTGTCTGATGAAGAGCAGAGTCTAATTGATGACAGAAAATTTAGTGCATTAAATCAGTTATATGCTAATGGCATATTAAATGCTCACCAATTAAAAGAACAAGTTAACGCAATGGGTATACTTCCTGTTGCATTAGATGTTGATAGTGGGGACGAGAGACCTGAACCTAATTTGCCAGAAGCCTTAGTTGAAGAAAGAGACTATGTTTGAAATTATTGAATTACCAGATCTTGATTTAGATTTAAAGCAAAGAGAAAAAATTCAAAAAATTATATTTGACTATATTATTGCAACCATATTAAAACCTTTAGTGAGTGCAAATGGTTTTAATAAAACTATTATTAAAAATGCTAAATTAAGCGATCTTGAAAAAGCTATCAACAAAGGTAAAGTATATTACAAAGATGGTTATTTGAAAGGTAAATTTACAGCCTCCATCATCCGTGAAATAACAAAATTAGGAGGTTATTATAGAAAAGGTGAGGGCTTTTTAATATCTAAAGCAACACTTCCAACATCTATAATAACTGCATTAGATGTTTACGAGCAATCAATGTTAGATAGCTACGCAAAAACAATGCAAACATTAAATAACATAGATACTGACACAGTTAATAATTTAAATTTTGATGAAGAATATCAAGACATATTAAACACTTTAGATTTTGAAGTTAAACAATCTGTTAAAGATATTGCAGTTATACCTGAAGTAACGGCTAGAATGAAAAAAGAAATTGCTAAAAATTACAGTGAAAATTTAAAATACTATATCAAGAAATTTGCAGACAAAGAAATATTTGAACTTAGAAAAGCGGTGCAAGAAAACTTTTTTGAAGGTTTTAGAACTTCTAAGTTAGCAGAAACTATTAAATATAGATATGGAGTATCAGAAAGAAAAGCAAAATTTTTAGCAAAGCAAGAAACCGATTTATTGTATTCTTTTTTTACTACTGAAAGGTATAAAGATGCAGGAGTTAAATCTTTTGTATGGACGAGAACAACCTCAAAAGTGCCTGATAAATATCATGAAACTTTGGTCGGCAAAGAGTTTTCTTTTGATAATTTACCTATTATTAATTTAAAAACAGGTCAGAGGGGCGTACCTAAACAAAGATGGAATTGTAGTTGCGGAATGCGTCCTGTTTTAAAAGTGGTTAGATAAAAATTTCCAAATTTGGTCTATTTTTTATTTTTTCAGGTAGATTTGTTAACTTGTTGTATATTAAATCTATCCATTCAAGCTTTACTAACTTATCAAATATATTTTCAGGTAGGTTTGTAAGATTGTTGCGAGCTAAATTTAATCCTTTAAGCTTTATCAATTTTTCAAATATGTTTTTTGGTAGATTTAAAAGACTATTGTTATCTAAATATAACTTTTCAAGACTTTCAAAAAAACCTTTATACTTTTCAATATTAAGAATATAAATTAAATCTTCGTCTATTAATCCTAAATTTGAAAGATTAAGCTCTGTTTTGTTTAAATCTGATTCAATTATATTAATTGCTTGTTTTATGTTGTTATTCATAGTTCGTATTTATATTTGTTTTCACCTAAAAAGTAAACAAAATAACCTGCATTGTCAAGCAAGAAAGTAAAAAAATGTGAATTATTTTGACAGATACATTATCCAAAGTACTGGATTTAAATATCTTATCAACTCAAATAAAGAAAGCGTCCAAGAAAGATAAGCTAATGTAAAAAGAGTACCCGCTATAAATGTAAATATATTTATTATTTGTTTTTTAAAATTTATTTTTGACATTATATAAATATATGGTACAAACATTCATTGGATATTTGAGTCAGTCCTTTTGAGAATAAATCTGTGTAATTGCCATCAGAATTAAATAAAGGTTCATTTGGGTTTTCTTTTACAAAAACTTCAAACTTAAGAGCATTGCAATTGCAATAATTGTCAATTTTAGATTCATCTACTTTGTTTGCTATGTTTTCGTCTTGTAAGGCAAGTGACTTGCATGAGACTTGAAATCCTTTTCCAGCCTCAGTTTGTGGCAGTTCTGCTAATGCTATATTAGTAAACAATATAGCTGATATTAATATTTTTTTCATAAATTTTATTTAATAGTTGTTTCTTGTAATTGCATCTATCCAACTTTCTTCTTTTAAAAAAGCATAAGCCGTTGCATCAATTAAGTTATCCACAATATCATCGTGCCTGTGTGCGTTATTGTGTGTAAATTCTAAGCATTCTTCTAAAAAAGGTTTAGTAATTTCTAAATGAGTATTTATAACCCCATTTATTTCAACATCTTTAGTAGGGAGTAAAACTTGATTTGTTTCTATAAATCTCCCAACTGCTGTGTATCTAGTAAATTTATCAGCCGTTCTTTTTACAGGTTTAATTAAGTGTTTAGAAAAAAGGTTTTGATAGGACTGAATTAATTGAGTACCAGCAGAAGCGTCTTCAACTAATATTTTTTTAACTCCACTCCCTCCATTATTAAAGCCGTCTTTCCATTTTTGATAAAAGCTTTCAAATATCTTAGATAGTTGCAAAAACTCCCATTTACCTCTTCGCATATCAAGTAAACAAAGTTTAGTACCAGCAATACCCCAGCAACAAATAACCGAATAGTCATTATATTCTTTTGATTTTGAAGCCGCATCAATTGTAAAGAATAATTCTTTAAATTTGGTTTGCTTTAAACTTTCATTGTTATAATAATGAAAATGCTCTAATTTCATTAATTGACCTTCAACAGGGCGAGGGTTTTGTTGAAATTGTGTTTCAAATAACCTTTTTGCGGTATCAGACTTTTCAAAATCTCCGCAAGCAACCTTTACCTTTTCAATGCCATACAAAGTAGGATTTAAAGGCATATTTGCATCTCTTATAAATGTAACATTGTTATAAATGTAAGTTTTAGGCTCACTTTCTAAAAAAGGCAATTTTAAATGGTAGTCAACATCGTAATTGTCTAAAAAAAATCTTGTCATGTCATTCTCACCCGTTCTTTGATTAATTAGTATATATCCATAATCAGTTCCTCCTTCTTTAGGACGCAGTCTGCTAAAAATTGAAGTTTGAATTTTATGTCTAGCTACAGCCATGTCATGTTTAGACGCAGAAGCGTCTACAGGGTCATCTAATACAATAAAATCTGCATTAGCACCTGTAATTTTGGCTTTCATTCCAAACGCCCTTACTGAGCCTAATGCATTTTTAACAGTCATATATTTATCCCCAGTTTTTTTTAATTCTATATTAGGAAATATCCATTTATAAGCTTCAGACTGCAGTACTTCTTTTATTTTTTCTGTTTTTTTTAATGCTTCTTCCGCATTAGAAGTTATATATAGAGCTCTACATTGCGGATCGTGTCCTAAAATAAATGGAATTAGTCCCGCAGTAGCACAAAAAGTCTTAGAGTGTCCGGGTGGAATATTGATAATAACGTTTTTAAGTTTTTTTTGTTGGATATCTTGCAAAACTTCGCAAATTAACTGACCGTGTCCAGAACTTGCAAATCTTACACTTTCCAATTGACGCATTGCAAAATCAGTAAAATTAAATAAAGATGAAGTGAATGGAAGCCTAAGGTCGTTCATTAATATTAAATAAGGTGCTTTATTTATCAAGTAAGACAGGCTAACTCAATAACACAAGATGCACCCTCAAAATTATTTGCAATTAGTATGCCTTACTTGTAACTAGTAATATATTATAAATTGCATTTGTCAAGCTTTGCAGAATATTGTAGCATTTCATTAGTAGGGTTTTTAACGTATTTAATCGTTGCGGGATTGAAAGATAAAGCTTTAAATATTACATCATTAAAAGGTTTTTTAATTTCTATTAAGCAAAGTGGATCTTCTTTTACTGCCTCTAACTGCTCTTTTTCTGTTGATTCGTCAATATATCTAATTGCAAAACCATTTTGCTTGACTGCGGCTAATCTTTCTTCTGTAGTAGGTTCTTTTAAATACTCAAGGCGAAAACCGTTTGCCTGAACCATAGCCAATCTTACTTTTTGATTAGAAGTATCAATATAAAACTCCCTATCTTTTTTAACCGCCATTATTTGCACATCTTCACCTGGATTAGGTAGTAATGTGTAAATTTCCTTAACATTATCCGCATAACATATAGCCATTAGTTTCTCTTCTTCTGTTAAATTATCTATATATTTAATAGAAGAAGGATTGCTTTTTATAGCCTTTAATCTTTCTTCTGCAGTAGGATTGGTTAAACTTTGAATAAAATATATAGAATTTTCTTCAAGTAATATATTTTTCATTTTTTCAGTTAGATTTTTAAGATAAAATGCAATATCAGAGCAATTAGGCTCTTTTAATAAGAATTCAAAATATTCTATCTCTTCTTTTTTTAATAAATTACAATCTATTTTGTTATTCATAATGGAGTTTAATTTTTTTTTGGATACACAAATGGTTTTCGTGGAACCCCATGCATCATTATAAATCTCTATATCTGGGTCAATATTGGCATTTTCAAAAAAATTTTCACCAAATATAAAATCTAATGGATGTGGCTGGTTAGAAATAATTAATTTTTGCAAATTTTTACAAAACTTTACTTGATTAGGTAATATTTCGGTAATGTGAGTGCCTAATTGAGTATTAGCTAAATTTAGTGTTTTTATACAATTAAAATATTCTTGGTTGCTATCAATTAACCTTCCCAGCACTTTTGTATTAAGTGTATATATTTTAGAAAAATTTAATATATTATTTTCACTTTCATAATGTTTTATGTCTGCATTTATTTTCATAAATAAATCTTCTTCTTCTTTTGAAGATAGTTGGCGATAAAAAGGACATAGCAATTCTGGTGATATATAGCTCCAATCTTTTACCTCATGGTTATAAAACTTTTTTGTGTCATTGTTTAAATCGTAATCTATTTTGTTATTCATAATTTTATTTAATTGTTGTCAAGTGTGAAAATCAGATTAAGCTTATCTAACCCATCAAGCTCATCTTTTAAATCTTGGGGTCGCTGGCATACATGTAAACTTAAATATGTAAGATTTTTTAAATCTTTAAAAGCTCCTTTTTCAATGTTTTCAATGTAGTTATTGAAAAATAATCTTTCAAGACTTGGTAGTCCGTTAAAAGCACCTTCTTTAATTTGCTTTATTTGGTTATTAGCCAAACTTAAATATTCAAGATTTTCTAAACCACAAAACATATTTTCTGAAATTTCTGTGATTTGATTGTAATGTAAATATAACGCTTTAACATTTCCTAATTCATTTAATGAGCCTTTTTCAATTTTTTTAATTTGGTTGTTATTTAAAGCTAGTGATTTTAAAGATTTAAGGTCGTTAAACAAGCCTTGAATTTCTGAAATTTGGTTGCTGTGTAAATTTAACTTTTCAAGATTTCCAAAAAACTCCTTGTATTTATTTAAAAGAGATTGTAAATCTTCATAAGTTAGATCTAACTTATGAAGATTGAGTATTGTTGCATTTAAATTTTTTTCAATTATGTTAATTGCTTTTTGCGTTGCGTTGTTCATAATGTTACTTAATTACACTCTTTATACATCTCGTCTATCTTGTCTTGATACTTAGTTGCCATTCTAACAATTAAACCGTCGTATAAGCTATCTTGAGAGGCTTTAAGTTCTTTGTAAGCTTCACAAGGTAGTAAGTTATAAGGGTTTAACTCTATATTATTAAATTGCTGAGAGAGTAATAATTTATTATGTCTTTCTGTTGTATCTATAACTGACTGCGTCTGCATACTGAAAATAATCATAAAAATAATTATTATAAAAATAATCAAATTATATATTTTTAAATTATATATTCTTGGGGTATTTATTGCCTTTTTTCCATAAAAAAAGCATCCAATGATTCCAATTATAAGTAATATTAATGAGATCATAGTTCGTATTTATATTTGTTTTCACCTAAAAAGTAAACAAAATAACCTGCATTGTCAAGCAAGAAAGTAAAAA